TCGCTATGCAATGCGTGTCGAATGTAAAGGTGGTTCTCGTCAGTTTAAGGCGAAAAAGATTATTATCACAAGTGCATTTCATCCGCGTGATTTATTTGAGACACGAGAAGATATAGGACAATTATTAAGAAGAATAGATATTATAAAATTATTTGGAGAGGAAAAAGATGATATGAAATTAGATTATGAAAGTGCGTGAAGGACTTAAAGATAAAGTATTCTAATAAATTACAAATGCCCGCATTTAAAAAAAGATCTTACAAGAAACGCATGCCTGCAAAGAAGAGATATGCCCGTGGTGGAAGAAAATCCTCTGTTGTTTCCTCTGCTGTTAAGACTTATGTGAATAGAACTATTCACAGGCAAATTGAAAACAAAAATGTTCAATTAAATAATAGTACTTCTTTTGGCAATATACTTCAAAGTGCTACTTTAAATGTTGCTCCCCTGACACCTTATACAGGTGCTCTTGCTATTACACAAGGAACTGGTTCCGCCAACAGAACTGGTAACGAAGTTAAAACCCGTAAGGTAATGTTAAAATATTGTTTGTTTCCAAAAGCTTATAGTGCTGTTTCAAACACAACTCCTCGTCCATCTTATGTCCAAATGTGGTTAGGTTATGTCAAAAATTCAAGTGGTTTAAAACCAATTGCATCTGATTTTGATAATTTGTATAATTACAATAACACTGTTAATCCAATCCTAGGTCAGTTGTTTGATTTAAATCAATCTATTAATACTGACTATTGGTGTATTAAGAAATATTGGATCCATAAGGTTGGTTTTGCTGTAAATACTTCCTCAGGTAGTGATGGAAATAATGCTAATTACGCAAATAACGATTTCCCTTATTCTGTTACTAAGAAACTGGACATTTCCAAGTTTTATCCAAAAACTTTAAAGTTTAATGATGTCTCTACGACGATATCAGGTCCTGGTTTATTTCTTTTTTATCAATGTATTACAGCTAATGGTGATACTTTAGCTGCTAGTCAATTGCCATTAAATCTACAATGGCAACTCGAAGTACAATTCGAAGATGCTTAGATCATAAATGCACTCAAATGTCCCACGGATACTCCCGCTTGCGGGAATAGGCAGCGCGACTGGCGGATGGCCTCCCCCGGAAGGGTCAAGACCCTTGAGGGTCGCGAAGTAGGTGATTGTCGGGGTCTAGTATTACCCCCGACTTCTGTTCCACTCACATTAGTTCCAAATTTAATCAGATACTTATTAATATTTAATTAAAAACTACTTAAAGAGATCGACACATATATATATATAGTAAATGAGTTCCGATAAAAAAACACGATCATATTGTTTAACAATACATGACACAACTGGTTATGAAGAATTAGTAAATGCACTCAAATGTGAAGTAACAGAAGAAAAAGTAAAATATTTTATAATGGGATTAGAAATTTGTCCTACCACACAAAAAGAACACTTACAAGGTTATATATATTATGTAAATCCAAGATCGTTTAGTTCTATTAAAAAAAAGTATCCTCGCGCGCATATTGAAGCAGCGTTAGGTACTCCAAAACAAGCAAGTGAATATTGTATGAAAGAAGGCGCATATATAGAAGGTGGTGAATTACCACAACAAGGGTCTCGATCAGATTTAGATGAAGTGAGAGATATATTAAAAACAACAGGAAAAATGTCAGATGTAGTAGAAAAAGCAACATCCTATCAAAGTGTAAGAATGGCGGAAGCTATACTTAAATATAAAGAAAAGCCAAGGGATTTTAAACCAGAGGTTTTATGGTTTCATGGTGCAACTGGGACTGGCAAGTCTAAGGAAGCATATGAAATACTGGGTGACGAATGTTATACATGTTTGTCAACTGGTAAATGGTTTGAAGGATATGATGCTCATGAGAATGTTCTCATTGATGACATGCGTCGTGACTTTATGAAGTTTCATGAGTTGTTAAGGTTATTAGATCGCTATGCAATGCGTGTCGAATGTAAAGGTGGTTCTCGTCAGTTTAAGGCGAAAAAGATTATTATCACAAGTGCATTTCATCCGCGTGATTTATTTGAGACACGAGAAGATATAGGACAA